TATCTATCGTATGGAAGACCAATTATAATGTACACAGTTGTACCGGAAACGGTTACACATGTAAGTGAAGAAATTCGCTTCTTCATCGAGAAAGATGAAATACATTATAGTGTTAGCGGAGGAGCTAGTTATCATCATAAGTTGTGGGATTATGACTGTGAAATTGTCACTGGAACCAAGGACGGTTGGACGTACTTCTATCATGTCGAACAAAGACAAATAGAAGGTGCTATCGCAAGCCGCCGCATAATTACATTAATACCGTTCGTACGTGTGCCAAATTATTTGGCTCACTTAGTCCACTCGTCTGGACCATTGCGCCGAAAGGTGTATTCATACAATGGTATAAATGTTGTGCGTGGTAGCGAAAACATTAGTCTTTCTCTTGATGGTACTGAGCAAGGAACAACGCTCAAGTACGCAACTTACTTAGCGATACAGTCGCGGTTGAGAGCAAAGAAATCTGACCCTATCATTGGTGATATTGAGACCTACCTTCGAGAACTGAATGATGATATGGCGAGTGTCCGAGTTGATTCAGCATTACTCTATGATGTAATGTTGAAGAGCTTGGAACTCAGACCAAAAGTCAATGTGATTCCTACATCAACATTGAACACAACATTCATACCGAAGGGTCCCAAGATCATCGAGGATAAGACTAACCCCTGTCAGATTCTTTCGCCCCCATTGGTATCAGATCCGGCATTGTTCCCCGATAAGTCTGTTAATTCAGACCATGCTGCTATAAAACACAGGATAGACGAAGTGCGTAACGTCTCAATACCACCCAAAGTTTATAATCAGTATGCAACGGAATTCATTGACTATCTAATTCCGCCATCACGCCAAGGAAAAGGCATTCCCGTTGAACGTGATGAGGTTATCGAAAAACAGAACAAGCCGCTACAACGTGCACGAAACTCTCGCGATGCGCATATCATGAGCCCAGAACCACACAATGTGCTCAAGACGTTCGTGAAGACAGAACCTTACCCAGGGCCGAACGCACCACGTTTAATCACGTCGTGCAGCCCACCATTTGCGGTTGAACTTCAGCGTTATGTATATCCGTTTACTGACGATATCTTGAAGCCTTTCGATTGGTATTGTCCAGGGAAAACCCCTGTACGTATCTCCGAAATTATTCAGGAGTTAAGTCAGAATGGAGCCATAATGACAGACTACCCGAAGTTCGATGGTCATTGGAGTGAATGGATGCAAAAACATCTAACCATACCGATGATGATGAAATGGTGTAATGAGCAGGATCGACCAACTCTGCTCAAACTGTGTAAGAGTAATTTTGTCAACAAGGCAGTATCGAACAATGGTGTTCCGTCCAAACCGGGATGGAGCACGCGCAGCGGGAGCCCTTTCACGGGCCCGACTAATACGGCAGGAAACTGCTTTATTAAGTACTGTGCTTTGCGGGAGATGGGTAATACCATCGATGAGTCAATTAAGAAAATCGAGCACTCAACCGCAAAGTCTGGGGACGACGGAGCTGACGCATTTGAGGTAGGTTTGGCCGACGCAATTGTCAACGTGTCTGTAACACTCGGATTCGGTAAACCCGATATTATGGTAGTAGGAAAGAATGAGCCTGTTAAGTTTCTAGGCCGCGT